AGCGGTAAGAAATGTGACGTCAGCGCCATCCCCAACAACCGCCCGTAAAGTGTCCATCATTTGTTGACCGGTAAACATATCGCCAGGGTTAACGCCTGATACTGTTACGTTGGTCCCGCCCCCACCAGCATCTCCGCCCGTGGTTCTTTGTGCGGGCATTCCGCCTGAGCTAGTTAATGATGAGGCGCTACCTTTGCCAATCGATGCAATTTGACCCAATCCTGTAGCAGCAATCAACCCAGCATTTATAACTCCATAAGTTCCAATAGCTGCAGCGGCAGGAGGTCCGGCAATAGGTCCAAGCTCTGCTAAAGCTCTGGTTTGTGCAACTAGCGTATTTTGAGTGTTCTGCGCTAGTGCAAGACCTTTATTTAATAAAACGGCGGCAATAGCTGCGGCTTTTGATTTTCCCGCAAACATATCAAGTAAGCCAATCGCGTTTTGCACCGCACTGGATCGCATTGACCTAATGGCGTCTTCTGATCTTTTTGTTAAACTTGTTTTAGCATCTGCCTCACGCTGATTAATTGCCGTCATAGCATCAGCGTGCCTTTGCTGCTCTTCTTCGGTTAAGCTGTTAGCACCACCTTTCATTGTTAACAGCATCGCTTGATGGTCTAGCACGATCTGTCTTTCTGCCTCAAACTTAGCTGTTAACTTTTCAAGCTCTGAGCTATCATTTCCGTTTTTAGAATTTAATCCTTCTACGCCAGATAATTGCTTTTCTAAATTTGCCCGCTCAACCATAGCGGCCTTTTCTGCTTCTGAGTTTATGCCCTGCTGTTCACCTACAAGTCTAAGCTCATCAAGCAAATCTTTTATTGGTTGTGGTAATTTGCTTGCATCTTCCAAACCAATTTTAAAAGCAGCCGCCAGTTCGTTTGCCTCAATTGAATTCCCAGCCAACTCAGCTTTTGATATTTGTAATTGCTGTGAAAGCCCTTGAGTTAAATCTTGCGCCGCTGTTAATTGAGTTACCACCTCTTCAATATCTAGGTCAACAGATCCATTCGCCTTTAGCTTTTTAAGCTGGCTATTGAGAAAGTCAGTAGTTTCACCCGCTGCTTTAGCTTCAGCAAAAAATAATCTTAAATCAGAAACCATTAGCTTTGCTGACTCGCTAACATCTTTACCCGAAGTAACAAGATCAGAAAGTCTTAACTGTAAATTTTCAATACCTTTAGTGGAGGGCGTCTTTCCTAAGGTTGCTAGTGCGCTTATTATTTCAGCGCCTGTGGACCTGGCTTCCTTTCCTGTCCTGCCAAATAATACGCCTAGCTCCTCGGTTACCTCTGCAAAACCTCTACTAGATTCAATGGAAACATTCGTTGATTTTTTTACATTGTTTATTGCGTCTACATACGATTTAATCCCACTTAATCCATAATCAACATCTAAGTCATCAATGGCCTCTGTGATGCCTTTTACAGCACTTTTCGCTGCTTTTTCTGACCTGATTAAAGATGCCTCAAGCTCTGCTGTTATTACACTTTTGCCAATTTTTGATAACTCTCTTACTGACTCCGTAAAATCGTATATCCCACCCTCGCCGCGCTTAACAACCTTTCTAAGGCTTTCCATTGCCTTTTCAAGCTCTGCTGTGCTGTCCGTAGCCTCTGTTAAAGAAGGAATAAGCGTCGCTGCTATTGCCGCCCCCACTGCAAATATACCGCCAGCAATCATACCGGCAGGGCCAAACAGCATACCTATATCAGCGCCCTGTTGAGAGAAGGCAAGCAAAGCGTTTTGGCCGCCTTGTATCTGCCCTGCAAACTGACCTATCTGTACACCACCCATACCGATAGACCGCGAAAGGTTTTGTGTTGCTTTGGCTGCTGAATTATTGCCTTTGACTATTGTTTTTGATGTTTTTGCGGATGTCTTGTCTATCTTGTTAAATGAAGAGTCAATTTTTTCATTTGATTCAATTACTTTTGATGCGCCAACGGCTGCGCCAGTAGGATCAATTGTTACGTCAAATTCTACACCACCGACTTTATCTGCCACGTTACCACCTAATTGTATTTTTCTGGGTTTTTGTTAATTCTATCTGAGATACTTCGCGCTTGTTCCTCGCTCATCCTTCCGTATGATTTTTGAGGTCTTTTAGCGTTCACATATTCGCCCACTTCATCCGGACACATATCCCAAAAACAACTAGGGGCTAAGCCCAAAGAAATACAAGCTTTATATAAATCTCGCCAAGGAAAAGCGCTTAACCCTTTTTTGCTTTTTTACCGCCTCTTTCTGGGCTTTCAAGTTTTGGGAAAAATAAATTTATTGCATACTTTGCAGACGTTACTAAAGACGCAGAATCTGAAAGGTTTGACATTATTGAAATATACACCTCATCCTCTGTAACCTCGCAACCTCCCGCCCCCAATATCCAAGAGTAAATTTCAGCCACAAATGTTACTTTAGGGACACCCCCCTTATCCAACTCAAGAGCGGACGCCAATATATTAACGCCGCTTCGTTCCATTGCTTTTGCTAGCTTCATTGTGATCGGGCAATCGTATTCCTTACCATCCCACTTTAGCTTTACGCTGTCGTTAAACATAAATTAAGTGGCCGCAACAAAAACAGGGGTTCCAGAGTACATAAGTTCAATATCAATAGTGGTTAAATCTTCATGCTCTCCAGATAATGAAACTGTAGTCATAAAAACATCACCTGTAATTGTTGAATTGGTTGCTGTGCCATCAGGAAAAGTAACAACGGAAGCATATATTTGGCTTGAATTATCAATCGCCGACTTAATTAAGTTTAAATCTTTAGCCTTTAAAGAAAGCCCCAGCGTTATTTCTTTTCGTCCTGGTGTTGCTAATGATTGCGCCCATCCGCCACTTGAATCATCTGATGTGTCTATAGCACTGCTATTTATTGATAAGGACTTACTGACAACTCCGGCCAGCGTAACTCCACCCATTGTAAAATCTATTTCACGACCTAAAAATCCGACGCCTACTGACATGTGATTAACCCTTGTTATGTGTGTTAAGTGTTTTAAGTATTTTAACTATTATGACTTGCTAAATCAAGTTTGTTGAATTACTCGGAGTATGTTAAAACCGATATTCTATAAAAATATCTGTTTTGTGCTGTATTGTACGGCCCTGTTATATCCTGAGTTATGCTTATCCTTAAATTTTCAGTAATAACAAAATTTGCTTTTATGTATTCTGTTACCAGTTCAGCATCTGCAAATAGGCTGTTGAGAACATTAAGGTTTGCATTTTTAACGCTAAAAAGTAATATTTCAACATCAGCTTGTCTTACGTAGGCATCTACAGCGCGTCCTGTTTGCTTTGTAAATATTATATTTGAGTTCTCACTAACGTAAGGCGATTGATCTTCATTCCAAGTTACAGCTGGCAAGTATGCTGGCACTACGTTATCTCTAATGTAATTCCTAACTAAATCTGACACTCTCATTCAACAAGCCCCGCTCTGAATTTTTTCAACAATTCTTCACCCTTCCATTCCCAAGCAATGTTTAACCATCCTTGTTTAGCATTTATGTTAAATCCGCCTATTGCCCTACCTGTGTAATTTTTTGCGCTTTTTAGCTCGGCTCTCATTTCTGGTGTCATTGGTTTCCATCCGTCCATTTTTCCGCCTGGTTTTGGGCTATGCAGAGCAGCAGCATATTTTTGGTAATAGCCAATAGTAGCAACAAAATTATCACCTAATTTTAATACTCTATGCTCTCTACTGTTCATTAACGCATTAGTATCAACAGGTACGTAAAAATCTGCATAACTGCCTAAAGAAGTTGCCAAGCTATACAATCCCGCTTCAATTTTTTGTGGTATTTCTTTGTTGGCAAAATTATCAATTTTATTGTTAATGTCTGCGACTGACTTGGCTGGTTTGTAGGGCATTAAAACAGCCTCATTCGGCCAACTCCAACACCTATGCTTTTACTCTTACCTTCCCCCTCATTTACTTGTTTTTTAGCAGGAAGAAACGTAAGTGTAGCTTCGGTTAAATCGTCATACCTCATGGCTATTGCAAGACCCTTAATACCTTTAACCGTTAAACCTCGGTCATCGACAACATAAGTATGACCGTCTTCGTCAACTTTAATGCTTAAACTGCAATATTCTTTAGTCATAAATTACCCCGTATAAAAAGTCATGTCAGCAGATCCTCGCAAAGTTGTTTTGCGAACTATCTGTCTAACTGTCTCAGCGCTTGCAGTTGGCTGAACTGCTGTTGATGTGCCTAGGATCACTCTATCACCTAATTGTACATCGCCATCTTTACACCTATAGCTAGATGCTGGTTGAAAGTCCGCCCCTTCTTGATCGCGCTGAATTGCTCCACCATTGCGATAATTGCATTTGATGGTAATTGGCAAAGCCCAACCGCTATTATATGGATTGTCAGCATCATAAGCTCCTTCACGCCATCTAGTTACACTATCTTTGAGAAACCGCGCTCTTATTCTGCTCATCGTCCGGTCACAATCATAAATCGACTGGGCATAGCATTCATGAACTCAAAACATGTGTTGCCGGTAGATAGTATAGCCTGACCAAATGTGGTTGAAGCTAGCCCGTACCCTTCTGTTACATACGTTTCAAATGACACACTGGCTCCGTCCATATCACGCTCTGACTTAACTTGACCGCCACCCGCTTTAGCAATGTAATGGCATACTGCGTTAAGCTTTAAGAACTTTTGCACTGCAGTAATTATAAGGGTTAGGTCAAGACATGCATCAGCTTGATTAACCATGTCAATATAAATCTGAATAGCTGAATCTGACAGGCTTGAGGCGTCTGCGCAGAAATCTTTTACATCTGAGACTGTGATTACTATTGCCATTATCTCGCCTTGTGTGTTCTGGTTATCGTGTAAGATATATCATAAATGTCACATGCACCGTTTGCTTCTATTTTTATTCTTCCGCCGTTTGTTTCCCATGTACTTGCTGTGTAACCGCTAAATGTCAAAGAAATTGGCCTTTCAACACCAACACCTTGCTTAAAAGATGTTATGTTTTTAAATAAGTTGGCAAAATTAACTGGTGTACCTGTGCCTGCTGTAATATCGACCCAAACCATGACTTGATCAGTTGCCGTTACTGT